CGCGGCGCACCCGCTCCGGGGCCCGCGGCGGGGGGGGGGGCGGGGTCAGGGGGGGGGGGGGGTGGCCAGCAGAAGCCATACACCCCTCGCGCTACCATGAGCGCTCCACAAATAGGAGCAGGTCATGGAAATGCGGGAAGTGCAGGTGCACAAAGAAATGATTGCGGGTAAGGCCCGCACGATCACCACCGGTCTGGTGGAAAACGGCTGGTGGTGGGAATGCCCAGGGTTTGAAAACAGCGAGGGCACTGAAAAAAGCCGAGAGGCTGCGTTGAAAGCTGCAAGGGAAGAAATCGCAGCCCGCACAACACTCAACTGAGATCAAAAAAGCCCGCGTTGTGCGGGCTCTGGTTCGGGTGGTCGTGTGGCGCGGCGCCGGGGCCTGGTCGCGGGCGGCGGAGCGGCAGAGGCCTCGATGCGCTCGCGCTGCAGGGGCTCGTAGTCGGGGTTCAGCTCGCAGCCCAGGTACTGCCGGCCGAGCTGGAGCGCGACGGCCGCTGTCGTGCCGCTGCCCATGAACGGGTCCAGCACGACATCACCGGGCCGGCTGCCGGCGCGAATGCAGGGCTCGATGAGCGCGGGCGGGAACGTGGCGAAGTGGGCGCCCTTGTAGGGCCGTGTGGCCACCGTCCAGACACTGCGCCGGTTGCGAGTCGATCCTTCCCAGGGCACGGAACCCGCCTGGTGCCTGCTGTCGTTGAGCAGGCCAGGGCGTGGCTTGCGTTCGAGGTTGCCTGATCGGCTGGTCCGCTTCTGCGGCTTTTGGCCTGGCACGAGGTAGTCGGTTCGATCCCAGCGATTGCGGGGTGCGTGCGGGTCGCCAGCCACGGGCTCCTTGATCGCCTCGTGGTCGAAGAAGTACCGCTCCGACTTCGAGAGCAGGAACAGGTACTCATGCGCCTTCGTGCAGCGGTCCGTCATGCTCTCCGGCATCGGGTTCGGCTTGTGCCAGATGATGTCCTGGCGCAGATACCAGCCGTCAGCGCGCAGGGCGAAGGCCAGCATCCAGGGGATGCCGATGAGGTCCTTGTGCTTCAGTCCTTCCGGCGCGCCGGCCGACCGCTGAGCATGCTGGTCACGGTATTTGGCTGCGCCCTCACCGTGCAGATTGGTATAGGTGCTGGCCTTGGGGCCGTTCGGCCGACTGGCGTAGCTGTCCCCGATGTTGAGCCACAGCGTGCCATCGTCGGCCAGGACGTTGCGCACGCAGCGGAACACCTCGACCATGGCCGCGATGTACTGCTCCGGTGTCTGCTCCAGGCCCAGCTGGCCGGCATGCCCGTAGTCGCGCAGTCCGAAGTAGGGCGGCGACGTGACGCACATTTGGGCACGGACGCCCTGGGCCGCCCAGCCGCGCATGGTGTCTCGGCAGTCGCCGAATTCGATGGTGTTCATGTCGAGTAATTAATTTAATTGACGCATCGCGCTGGGATTTCTGTTACAAATACGATGACTAATCACACAAATCAAGCTGAACTATGGTAAATGCCGGGCAATTTAAAAAGAGTGCTAAGAAGTTCACCGACTATGCTGGTCGACTAAGCGGATCTGGACCTAACGATTTCTACCAATCGCTGTCAATGTTTCTTCGTTTTCTCGAAGAAGATAAGTCTCTTTATGTAATTCATGAGCAATTGCTGAATATGCCAAGAGTAGATTTTAATAGTTGGTATGTTCAGAGAATGTACTCAGGCGGATCTCACTCAGGAAGTAAGGAGCTTACATTCCCTCCGAAGGAGGAGGAGAGAATGGCTGTAATGTACGAACTTCTTAGAAGAATCGACTCAAAGAAAATTGATCTTCTCAATTTTTGCAGTGCTTTTTTTGTAACTCCTTCTAGCAGCTTTGATTCAAAGATTAGAGTTTTTAATCATGTGATTTCTGAGCGATTTGTACGAGATTTGACGTATCGGATCGACGATATATCTGACGATCTGCCTCCAGACCCTAATGCACTTGTCCCACCTTCCATGATACAAATAATAAATAATGCGAACAACGTCGTTCAGCAGTTGGCTAATGGCGATAACATCGCTCAAAATGCCAAGATAGAGAGTGATAGTAAAATTGAGAAATTATTTGAAGAATTAATCGATAGCCTGAAGAGTAATATTCAGGATGAGAAAGATCTGGTCAATAGTCTTGAGGTTGTTGATGCCGCGAAAAGCAATTTATTATCCATATCACCAAAGGTGAGTGTAATTAAATCGCTATTGGGCACACTCCCACACGTTGGAAACGTTTTAACGATAGCCAGCGCAATTGTCTCGATGCTTTAAGTAAAACAGTTGCCCCATGCACTCATCTGTATGCTGGGGCTAAACTGTTAAACCCTACTGATTAGGAACTGCTCCCTGCTCTTGCCGTTGATCCAGTTCGGCGGCTTGCCCCTGCCGGTCCAGGTGGTTCCGGTGTCGGGATCGCGATACTTCGGGGCGCCCACGCTGCCCTTGGGCTTCTTGCCTTGGGCGGGGAAGAAATCGGCAGCGGTCAGGCCGTGCTCTGCGATCAGCGCGCGGGCCGCGGCGATGCCCTCGGCTTTGCGCTCTGCCTGAGCAACTGCGATCTGGGCTTCGAGTTCGGCCTTCTGAGCCAGTAGGTTCTGATATGTAGAGGTCATGGTCATGGATTGCGCTGTGGCGCTGTTGAGGTAAATTTGTTCCCACCAATCAACACTGGAGCAACGAAGGAGCGGGGGCTATGGATGTTCGGATCACCGAAGCGGAACTCGATTTCGCCGATGTTCAGTTCGTTCGGCGAGTTCTTCTTGTAAGGCGCGAGGGCGAAGACCCAGGGGTCTCCGTCTACGAAGTCGGCGCTTTGGCTCCCCCAGGGCCACCGCCGTCGGATGACGATGCAGCCCGGTTTCACATGCTGCTGGTGGAAGTGGAGGAGCCGGAGCACGCAGGCACTCAGGTGCGTGTGCGTTCTAAGTTCTTGGAGCGCTTGCACGTGTAGCTTCAATGCCCACAGGGCAGGGCATCGCCGCGGTGATGGTCTGCGGGTAGCTCAGCGCCGCAGCCGAAGCAGTGCGTGGGCTTCTGCTCTTCCCACCACAGTGCACAGGCGCGTTTGGCGGCGCTGCGCGCGGCCGGCAGATCGCGCTCGGCGCGTGTGGGCTGGTGTTCGGTGTCTTGGTTCATGCTGGTGAGGCTGAGGCCGCCGGCCGCATCCAGATGCTGGCGAGCGTGTCGGTGACGCGTGGACGGGAGAGGTTGCGCTTGCGATAGCGGCGGTACTTGTCGCACACGCAGGCGTTGCACTGGTCGGCCAGCCCGTCGGGGCTTTTGACCAGGGGTCGGAAGAAGCCCGTGTCGGCCGGCCAAGGCTCGCGGCAGGTGGTGCAGACCTTTTCAGATGGTGTCGCCATGGCGGTGGAGTTCGCAAAGGGCGCCCAGATAGGCGCCCCGCGATCAGCTGCGCGCGGCGTTCGGCGCACCGTTGAGGATCTGCAGCTCGGTGGCGGCGGCGATCTTTTCGCGCAGGTCCTTCACGGCCTGCTCAACCACCTTATGGGGGCGCACGAGTTCCAGCCAGAGCAGCAACTGGCCGCCGTCGGCGATGCGGTAGCGCAGGCGAACATCCACACGCCACTTGTCGCCGTTCTCGAAGACGGGAATGCCCAGGCTGAACTGCTCGGGAACCTGCAGCTGACCTTGGCGCGCGCTGCCCTGCACGTCTTCGTCGTAGGTGAACTGGGTCGAGCCGTCCGAAAGGCGCACGCTGCTCTTGAAGTCCACCTTCTTCTTGGCTTCCAGCGTGCGGCAGACCTCCAGCAACGTGGAGCCGTCCGGGCTGCCGGGTTCGCGCGAGGCTGGGTCAGCAGCGATGAACACGACATCAACCAGGTTGCTCTCTATGAATTGGGCCAGATCGACCTGGCCGACCTTCTTGCCATCCATGCCGGTCCAGGCCTTCCACTCGGGTGCAAGCGGGGCGTTGTAGCGGGCTTGGTGATCGCCCCAGCCAGTGCCGAGCGCGATGTGGTTGAACACGGCAGTGAAGGTGGGCGGGTCGATGGTGCTGAACAGGCGAGTGGATTCACCCTTCTGGTCGTTGACCACGGCGATGAACGATTCGGCATCGTTCAACTGCACCGTGCCCTTCTTACGGGTCGGGGCCGCGAGCGTGTGGCTCAAGTCTTCAGCGGTGAAGCCCTCGGGCAGAAGCACGATGGGCGCGCCGGCGCCAACAAAGCGCACGGGCTGATGGCTGGCAGCCTGGATTTCACGGCTGGCGGTTTCGGTCTTGGTGTCTTGCAGGTCCACGGGGTTCTCCTTGAGGGACTGGGTTGAGGGAATGGGAGTCAGCCGACGACGCGCAGGCCGGGCTGCTGCTCAGGGGCTGTGGCGGTTTGGCGCAGCTCCTTCTGGGCAATGGATTCCTGCGACACGTCGCGCACGCCATCCAGCGTTTGCTGGCGTGGATCGCTGCGCTGCAGGTTGTTGTCGGGGGTCGTGAAGAGGATGGTTCGGCCCTTGGTGGGCGCGGGCAGCTTGGTCTTCACATCGGTGTCCAGCTCCATCTGGCCGGCCTTGCCGCCGATTGGCTTCATCTTGATGGTCAGAGTCAGCGAACCGGCTTTGCCCGTTTCCGTGGTTGCGTGCACCAGGTCGTTCAGTGCCTCGGTGGCCTCCTCGCCCAGGAAGGGCGCGCTGTTGGCCAGGAAGTCGGCGAAGGCCTGGCGCTTGGCCTTGAGGGTGGGATTGATGAGCTTGCTCACTGGATGCTCCTATCTGGTTGAGGCGAAAAAATGCCCACCAAGTGGTGGGCGTTGTGGGAGAGCAGGGGAGGGCCGGCTAAATCGCGCCGCCTTCGGTGTCGTCGGCGGGCAGGTGCTGGATGGCGGGCGCAGGGATCGCTGGCGCGCTCTGCGCAGGCCCGGCCAGGAACTCTTCGCGTTTGGCATAGAGCTGGTCGATCAGGGCGTCGGCCAGGCGGGGCAGGTCGCGGGCGTTCATCAGCACCGCGCTGCGGTCCTTCTCGAAGGGCACGCCCAGGGCAGCGAGGTTTGCCGCGTTGAGCTGCAGCACTGGGGCGAAGGCCGCGCAGATCTGCGAGAGGTTGAGCTTCTCGGGATTCGGCATGGCTGGATCAGTGGGCCTGTGCCTGGACCTGGGACTCGCGCATTGCCCGGTAGCCAGCGAGCATGGGCTCGAGCTGCTGACGCAGATCCACGCCGGGCTCCAGATTCGCGCCGGCGCTGGCCAGGGCGCAGCCCATGGCATACAGGCCGCCGTACAGGGCAAACGTGTTGCCGTTGCGCTGGCCGTAGGCGCTCAGGATTTCGATGATCGGCTCAGCCACATGCGCCATGGCATGGGCGTGGTGGTTGGACGTGATCTCGTGGGTGACGCCCTCGCCTTCGATGGGGTTCGTGGTATGGCTCATGAGCTGGTGCTCCAGGTTCAGAAAAGAGGTGCTCCGGAAATGGCGACCGCAGCGGCAAGGCCGGCAGCCGAGATGGCCGACCAGAGGAAAAATCCGAAAAGCTTGGTCATGGCAGCTCGCGCAGGCATTCCATGGATTGCGGGCCATTCCAGACCACGGCATGGCCGGGTGGGCAGGCCTGGACGGCGCTGTGCGCGCGCTGCATGTCCGCTGCGCTTGGCACCGGGTCCTGGGCCGCGCCGGCATCCGCGCAGGCGCTGAGCACCAGGGCCACCAGCAGGACAAGGCACAGCAGCAACCAGCCGCCGGGCGTGGGCGTCGGGCCTGGCTCGACCACAGGACCAGGGCGGGAGGCAGTGCGCAGAAAGCGCGCGTCGGGGTCAGGATTGAAGGGCTCGGATGGGATCACTCGTTGCATTTGGGCTCTCCAGAAACAGCAATCCCGCCAGAGGGCGGGATCGGGGAGGTGGCTGCTTGCCGCTGTCGGCGCTGGGCCTCCTGCTCGGCAATGAGGCGCTCTTCTTCGCGCCAGTCGGCATAGGTCTGAGGCTCATACGCGACGCGGCCGCGTTCGCCTCGCAGGCGGTTGAATTTGGATCTCATGGTGGACCTCAAAAAAGTGCCCGCCCCACATTGCTGCAGGGCGGGCCAAATGCCGCACGGGGCGACCCACGAAACAAAAAAGGCCCTGCAACTGGTGAAGCTGCAGGGCCTTGGTGGAAAGTGCCGATGCCTTGAAGGCGTGCCTGGGAATTAGAGAGGGAGGGAGGAGGAACCCAGGCTCGGCGTGAAACTGTTGAAGTCAGTATGGCCCGGACATGATCAGGAAAACATGTACAGGAGGTAAAAGATCGTTGGCATCAGTTGCAGAGTTGACGCTCGCATGGGATGCCATCGTTGTCCCCGTCCATCTTCGTGTTGGGGCAGTTGCGTAAGAAGAATTTGGCCTCCTCGCAGGAGGTCATCTGCGAGCAGTGCGTGCGCCCGTCGCAGGTGTATTTGGGCGCGCTGGAGGTGCTGCTGCCCACGTCGATACTGCGAGGCCGTGGCTCCGTCAGCAGCAGGGTGGGCGATAGGCCGCCAGTCTTGGCCTGATATGACGTGTATGCCTTCCAGGCCGCCACCGCGATCAGCACGTAAACAATGAGCCTCAGCATTGAATGCCCCTCTCTTGTTGTGATTGATATGGCGGGCATCGTATCGCAGTCGAAATTGAAGATGGCCGGCCGTATTCGCCCCGGCTTTCCCTCTACAACGGTTTGGCGGACTCTCACCGCTTGCAGGCGGGCAAATGCCTGTCACGATTGGCCATCAAGAAAAAGAGCGGATCACCCGGCGGACAGTCTGTCGGTGGCGGCATCTCGGATTGCCTTCATCCACGCCCGGTTGCAGTTTTTCAGTGCCGCGCTCTTTCTTGATGGCCCCGGCGCTATGCCGAGGCGCAGTTTCATGCGTGCTCAACGCAGACCTTGGTGAAGGGGCCGAGGAAAGGATGTCCACCTTTCCTGTATTCCAGGAGGATGCTGTCGCCTGACTTGACACCACCAACCGGCATCACGGTGTCTTTGACTCGAACCTCGAAGCCGAGCTCGCCGCTGACCAGGGCCAAGCTCCAGTCTCCGCTTACGAACCGGTCGACCTGCTCAACCTTCGCCCGTAGTCGAGAGATTTGCGCTGCAGTTCCGCGCTCTGCTAGCAGCTGCTCCTGCGGAATAGCAGGCCTTGGGCCCGCCCAGGCGATGGTCTCGTCATCTTCATCGGTGTCGCGTAGCGGCCTCAGTTCCGCGTCGCGGTAGACAACGATGGCTCGGGCGCCAGGCTCGATGGTTCGGTCGCCGAACCGGAACGTGGACAGCGGTAAACCGATCCAGTCCGCTGGGATCTCGAACTCACCGGGAGGGGCCGGCTTCCAGATGCGCATGAGCGCACCGTTGTTCGCAGGGTACTCATAGTCGTTGACCACGATGGCCAGATCACCGGGCTTGCAGTGCATACATCTCTCCTTTTTGAACTGTAAATATATACAGCTACTGAGAATTTGTACAGTATTACAGCGCCAAGCGTTGCTCAAGCAACAGCAGTTCTGCATGAACCAGCTCGATGCTGCGTGTGAGCGTGTCGATTTGCGAAACCAGTGGCGCGCTGCTGCGTGCTTGGTTGCCAATGCCTTGGCCAGCCGCAGATCCTGACTCAGCCGTGGCTGGAAGCATGACGGGGGCCATGCGCTTGATGAGGCGCTGTGCCGTGGCGCGCAACTGCTCTGCTTGTGCGGAGGCTTTGGAAAGGGCTGCTGCTGTCGGGCTGGTGGTCTGTGGGTTCAACGCTTGTGCGAGTTGCCCAAGTCGAGCGGGTTCAAGTAATGCGGCGCCAGGCAATCCTGCCAGGGCTGGCACGCGGCCAATGGGCTGGTGGTTCACGGTGGTCACTCCTGTGGTGGGTGGTGGTGGAAACAAAAGAGGCCTCCCGGATCGAGAAGCCTCTTTTGTTTCGCCCCGATGCGCTCGGGGAGGGCGCGCTGCATCTGGTAGCAGCTGCGCGGCATCAACATGCCGCACCGTTTATTTGCTCCGTGGTGTCATCTCACTGCGTTCATCACCGGAATGCCAGGGCGGTGTTCCATCGTCGGCTCCAGATGCGCTGGCGCGCATCCTTCACAGCCTCCCGCCTACTCTCTACAGGGCATCCCGCCCGCAGTTCCTTCCCTGTGCCGTGAACCGTGCTTTGACGGACTGGCAACCGCGCGGAGACGCGGCGCGCTGACCTGGCCCATGCCCAGGAGCGCCATTGCGCCGGACGAATGCCCCTCAGGTGGGGCAAGCAACATCGGCGTGCAGTGCGAGAGCTGAGTGCAGATTGGATGAGGCGGCCATCTGAGATACTTGCTGCGGGGAGATACCGCTCCCCACTGCGTCCTGGTAAGGCGCATAAGGTGACGCCTGTTGCTGTTGGACGGTTGCCCGTCCATTCGCGCGCTCTGCGATAAGAGCGGCAGCACCATGGAAGAGCCGATGCCAGAAGCCTATTCGCGGTAAGCAACTGGCCGCGCCAGCAAGGGCGCGTAATAAGTGCAAAGCGGGTTCTTGACCCGTGGCCACGGGTCTTCACCGGAGCAATCCAAATGAAGACTTCTGTGCGTGTGAGCATCAAGATCGACGTGGCCAAGTGCCTCCAAGCCATCGGCTACATCGTTCTGCTACTGATGCTGTGACCGAGTGGGGCGGGCTGGAGCGATCCAGCCCGCTTCCCGCTGAACTTCTCACGCGCCGTCAGCGGCCGCCTCAACCAATCTGTACTCGAGCTCTCTTGTTAAAGACCGGGGCTTGCCCGGTCGATGCCGTGGTGCCCAACTTCCCTGCCTGTCCGCATGTGCGGTTGCTGAGTTGTTAGGTGAAGATTAGCGCATCGCTACTATTTTAGTCAATAGCGCATCGCTAATTTTTCGCATACAGATGGTGTGGAGGTCGCGCGGAGGTGGTTGTGTCTGTACAGAGGAGGAAGTCGGGAGTGTCACGCGAAGCGAACTTCAAAGAGTGCCTCTTCCGCGGCGATGTCCTGATTTCCCGCTCGCTAGGCGTGTCGCGCGGGCAAAAAAAATCCCGCTCAGGGCGGGCAGGGGGTGGGCAGGGGTGTAGAGGCTGTGCGGTTCAGAAGGAGGCATCTTCGATGCTGGAGTTCAACCCCCGCCGCCCGCGCTACCAGATCCGGGTCCTTCTCCGCTCGGTCGGCCTTTGGCACTTTTCGATAAAAGTAGTCCAACAAACCAAAATACCAAAGCCCAGAGGGCCCAGTTCAAAATGAAAGCCCCGAAGGGGTGATCACTATCCAGCGCGGCTCCCCAACCGATACAGAAAGCGAGCACTTGAAAAGCAAAAGACCATACTCTGTTGCGCTGTCCCGTGTCTTGAGGGGTCATGAACTACCTCTCCATAAAAATATGAACTCAAAGGCGCCGGCCATTCCAGGCCCAAACCACGCGTCCAACGACGGTGACCTGATGATCTCCGTTCAGTATCTGGACTATTTTTGAGCTTGGATTGTCGCTTGTGACTTGCAGCTTTCCATCAAACGTGGGGCTTACTCGTTTGACATAGTTTTTTTCGCCTGCCTGGAGCACATATACGCCTTCGCGTGTATGCGGGTCTTTCGCGCCTGGGCCAGTATCAACTAGGAGGACATCACCGTCAGTGAACGTTGGCGCCATGCTGTCTCCATAGGCATGAATAAACCGCAGCTCACTCGGGTTCTGAGGGCGAATATGTTGATTGATCCAATGTGGGGACAAGGCTAAGTCTCCAACGATCACGTCAGATTCAAGCAGCACCTCGCCTGGTCCCATGCTGGCACAGTTCGCCAAAAGGGGGACGCGAACGGCATCGGGCGCATGCCAGAACGGTATGGAGGGGTGGGATGCAGCAGCCATCTCTACCATCGCTGCATCTTGCGAAATTGGCTGGTCCATCCATCCGGAAGGTCTTCCTACGCGCGCCTCGACTTCGCGTGCAGCCTCCTTACTCATTGAACGCGGCTTCCCTGTTTTTGAATCTGGCAACGCGCGTATCCACTGGCTGATCTGAGCAGGAGCCTTACCTATTTTTTCAGCAAGTGCGGCCTGAGATCCTGCTTCATCGACAAGGATGGCAAGGCGGCGGCGGCGGGTCACTTCGATCGGGTCCATCGGGCGATGGTTTAGCAAAACGCTACTTTTGGCAAAGCGCGAGGCGCTATTGACGATATGTAGCGTATCGCTAATAATTTGCTCATGAACCTCCATGAGTACATCTCCAAAAAGGGGCGTGGGTCGATCGGCGATCTGGCTGATCAGATCGGCGCGCACCGGCCTGATGTGTCCCGTTGGGCCTCAGGGAAGCGCGTTGTTCCAGAGAAATCGGCAGTAGCTATCGAGTTGGCTACGCAAGGAGCTGTCTCGCGACGAGACCTGCGCCCCAACGACTGGCAGGACATCTGGCCTGAGCTTGCCCAGTCCGCCGCCCAGGAGCCAGGCCATGCATAGCCCCCGCAAGTCCAAGCGGTCGGGCCCGCTGCCGCACCAGAAGCGCCTGTACCGCTCCCGCCAGGAACGCCGTATGGAGGCTTGGCACAAGGCCAGCCTGAACCTCCACGCGGCCATGCGGAAAACGATGGCTGCACTGCAACTGCCAGCCGCGGAGCTGGGCCATGTGTAAGCCGTACCGCTTGGTCGAGGCCCAGCCGACGAGCAATAGGTTTTCGGGGAAGCGTTGGTGCCGAGGGTCGGCGTTCTTTGTGACCCTGCAGCGCAGCAGGACGCACGTCTGGGAAGGTTGCCGGTACGCGTCAGCTTCCGTCTTGGGTGGGGTGTTGTGCCTGCCCCGCACGCCGGGCTTCTTCTGCAGTGTCCACGCGCTGAATGCCTTCCAGCAGTGCGTAGTAAGCGTCTTCGAACGTCTTGGCAACGATGCCCCGCGTGAAGTCGCTGTACTCCAACTCGATCTTCGAGAGCATTGCTCCAGCAAGAGTTGCTGTGGGCCCGATCAGTTCTTGTTTCATGTCCGCCCCTCTCGGGAATGGTTGTGTAGGAGCTCCCATTCTGCCCCGGGAGGTGGCGGACACCCCTCCCAAGGATCAAGACCATGCATATGCCATACCGCTGGGGCGCCGATGTCCCGCCAGCAGCACAGAGGCTCAAGAACCGCCGGCTGGAGCGCTTGTACGCAGCCGAGTACTTCCGTCTTACCGGTGCTCGTCTGGGCCTTGGAGAGCCTGCTGCTCTGCAATCAGCACGCGAGCGCGCTGGATCGCCGCATATGCCTTCGCAATCTCCTCCGGCAACTGCATCAAGTTCCCCGCTCGCACATCGTGATGAACGCGGGCGGCGATGAGGTTCACGGCAGCTAACACATCGGAATCGTTGATTTTTTCGTTCATGGCCTGGGCCTTTCGGATGGATGGTTGGTGGAACACCCATTCTAGGAACGTGCCCACGGCCGCCATTTATCTCAAGGAGTAGTCCCGCATGCGTGGCACCCCCCAAGTACTGAGCCGCGCGGAGATTGACGCGGCGGATCGAATCATCAAGGCACTGAAGGAGCTGGCCCCCGAGGAAGCAGAGCGCGTGCTGGCCCATGTCCAGGCCCGGTTGGACGAGGCTGAAGGTGGCGACGTGATGTTTGCCCGTGGCATCGCTGGCCCCAATGGGGCCCTGGACACCTGCATGAAGACGTGGGTTGACAGTGGGACTGCGGAGCTTTTCAGGCGTCGTGCGGCCATGCGCAAACAGAACTCGTCGGCCTGCCAGCGGGACTGCATTTACCTGCTGGTCCACGAGAAGACTTACACGTTGATGGTTGCGGAAAAGGCGTTGCATGACGCTGATGCTATGGACCTGCGGGAGCATTTGACAGGCCCATTTCCGGCCCGGAAATTCTGGGGGCCCGGGCAATGAACGCGATCACTGCAATTTCCGCCGCCGTGCTGACGATGAGCAGCGAAGAAATCGCCGCCTTGGTGGAGTCCCGCCACGACAACGTGAAGACCTCCATCGAGCGCCTGGGCGCGCGCGGCGTGATCCAACTCCCTGCGTTGCAGGAAGTTCGGAACCATCTCGGCCAGACCGTGAGCGTCTACCAACTGTGCAAACGCGACAGCTATGTCGTGGTGGCGCAGCTGTCTCCTGAGTTCACCGCGCGTCTGGTTGATCGCTGGCAGGAGCTGGAGGCCCAGGCCGCTCCAGCCATGCCGCGCACGATGTCTCAGGCGCTGCGCCTGGCCGCTGAACAAGCCGAGCAGATCGAGCAGCAGCAGGCCGCCCTGGCACTGGCCGCGCCCAAGGCCGAGTACGTGGACCGCTACGTGGCCGCCAACGGCGCGAAGGGCTTCCGTCAGGTGGCCAAGCTGCTGGGCGCGAACGAGCACGCATTCCGGGCCTGGCTGCAGGAAGAAAAGATCATGTACCGCCTGGGCGGGGAGTGGACTGCGCACCAGTGCCACATCGATGCCGGCCGCTTTGTCGTGAAGACGGGCGTGGCCCAGACCAACGAGCATGCCTTCAACGCGACGAAGTTCACTCCGAAGGGCGTGAACTGGGTAGCAGGCCTGTGGGGTCAGCACCAGGCACGCCTGGCGCAGGAGGGCGCGCAAGCATGAGTTCCGACTACACGACTCTCGCATGGCGCACGGAACTGCAGTCAGGCCCACGCCTGGTTTTCCTGGCCCTGTGCGACAACGCCAACGACGCGGGCAACTGCTTCCCGTCCATCCAGACCTTGGCAGACAAGTGCGGTTTGTCGGTCCGCGCTGTGCGTGGCCACGTGGCCGCCATGGAAGAGCAGGGGCTGGTGCAGCGCATTCAGCGCACTGGCTGGAGCTCCGAGTACCAGATCAATCTGAAGGTGCTGCGCGCGGCGGTATACGAATGCCTGTCCAAGCGCCCGCGCTTGACCGAATACGACCAGATGATCATGCGCTCCTGCGCGCCGGAAACCCCGGCAGATTCTGCACCCCGGCAGGATTTGCCGCCCCCTCAAACCCCGGCAGAATCTGCCGGGGACCCCGGCAATATCTGCAACACCCCCCGGCAAGATCTGCCGGGGACCCCGGCAAATCCTGCCGCCATAACCTACAAAGAACCTACAAAGAATAAACAAGGAAAAGGGAAAGGTGCGCGCACGGCCGCGAACTCCATCGCCCGGCCTGACGGCGTGACGGAGCAGACCTGGGCCGACTGGCTGACACTGCGAAACGGCAAGAACGCGCCGGTGTCGGAAACGGTCCTGCGGATGGCGGTCAACGAGGCGGACAAGGCCAAGCTGTCGCTGGAGGACTTCCTGCAGATCTGGTGCTTCCGTGGCACGCAGGGGCTGCAGTCCGACTGGCTCAAGCCATCGGACTTTGCTGGACGGACCGTGAAGCCCGCGAAGACGCCTGCCCCCGACAACTTCGGCGGCGTGAACTACGGCCAGGCGAGGAAGATCTGATGGACCTCCTCGCATCCCGCATCCACCGCCCGCCGCTGACGCGCGAGAGCACATGCCCCACGCATGGGCTGTACCTGAGCAGCTGCCATCTGGGCGACATCTGGACGAAGTGCAACCTGTGCGCCGAGGAGGCCAAGGTCAAGGAGCTGGCCCAGACCCAAGACGAGCAGAAGCGCCAGGCGCGCGAAGAGTGGGAGAAGCGCCTTGGCACGGCCGCGATCCCCCAGCGCTTCCAGAGCTGCCGCCTGCGGACCTACAACGCGGAAACCCCGGAGCAGCAGGCCGCGCTGCAATTCGCCAAGGACTATGCGGCCAGCTTCGATGACGTGCAGCGCAAGGGCAGCGGCGCCATCTTCGTGGGTAACGTCGGCACAGGGAAGACGCACCTTGCCATCGGCATCGGCCTGCAGGTCATGCACACGCATGGCGCATCGGTGCTGTTCACGACCGTTGCGCGCGCTGTCCGCCGCATCAAGGACACCTGGTCCAAGCGGAGCGGCGAGTCCGAGGGCGAGGCCATTGCCGCCATGGTGTTCCCGGACCTGCTGATCCTGGACGAGGTGGGCGTGCAGTTCGGCAGCGACTTCGAAAAGAACCTGCTGTTCGACGTGCTCAACGAGCGCTACGAGCGCCGCAAGCCCACGCTGTTCCTGTCAAACCTGCCCATCGCCGACGTGGCCGCCTACCTGGGCGAGCGCGTCATGGACCGTCTGCGCGAAGACGGTGGTGACGTGCTGCCGTTCCAGTGGGAGAGCTATCGCGGGAGGGGCGCATGACGAGCATCCACCCCTCCGTGACCCGCAACTACCTGACGCTGCCCTACACCTACACGCTGGCACAGGAGCTGTCGGCCAGCGAGCTGCAGCCGCTGCACCAGCGCAAGCGCGAGCCCCTGGCCGCTGCAGTGCTGGCCGCCGTGCATGCCGTCGGCTACGCCGTTCCCACGGTGCAGCACTGGCGTGACCTGGCCGACGCCGCGAACCTGTCCGAAACGCTGCTGGACGTGGGCGTCTTCACCGAGCCTGAGGCGCAGAGCCTGTTTGCCGATGCTGTGGCGGCCGTCGTGGACCTGGGCCGCAAGCACGGCCACGGCCAGGAGATGCGCCTGAACGCCGTGCAGCTGGGCCACCTGGTCGAGTTCGGCGAGGCCTACGGCCAGGTGCTGGAGTTGATCCCGGCCCGCACCTTCATCCGCGCGCACCGCGCCACCGAACGCCGTCTGCGCGAGCTGCTGGTCAACAGCCACGGCAGCGACACCCATGAATTCATCGTCGTCTGAACACCAATGGCAGCAACACCAAATCAATCTCAGCGCAGCAGCCGTGGCGCACCTCGTCAAGCTGGCCCAGCAACCCGGGTGGTGGCAGTACGTCAAGGCCAGGGCCAGGGAGCTGGACAGGGACGAGCCCCGGCTGTTCGTGGACATCGAGCAGCAGGTGGTGCAGCAGCTGCAGGCGCTCGCTTGGCGCCCGCCGCCCCGCGCGTGACGATGCCTGCTGGCCACCAGGGCCCGATCACGGTGCTGGGCATGGACCCGGGCAAGCACACGGGGCTGGCTTGGATCGTGGATGGCCAGTTGCAGGCGCTGGAGGAGATTGCGCCAGCCCAAATCCTGCAGACGCTGCAGGGCAGGGCGCCCACGCTGGTGATCTTCGAGGACAGCCGCAAGGCCCGCAGGACCTGGACCGGCCAGGGGAGTGCCGCGGCGCGGGCCAAGATGGCGCGCAACGTGGGCGAGATCGATGCATGGTGCGTGCTGATCGAAACCATGTGCGCCAGCCTCGGCATTGCCTGCTTCGGCATGCCGCCCAGCGCGAAGGCCGGCGGTGCCCACGGCGCCAAGATCGATGCCGCCACCTTCAGCCGCCTGACAGGCTGGGCCGGCCGCAGCAATCAGCACCAGCGTGACGCCGCAATGATCGCGTGGTCCTTCCGGAGGGCCCGGCCATGAAGCGCATCTACATCGCCGGCCCGATGTCCGGCATGCCCGAGTTCAACTACCCGGCCTTCCACCGCGCCGCCGCCGTGCTGCGCGCCCAGGGCCACCACGTCGAGAACCCTGCGGAGAACCCCGCGCCCGCATGCGGAAGCTGGGCTGGCTACATGCGCCTGGCGCTGCCGCAGCTGTGCACCTGCGATGCGGTCTACATGCTGCCCGGCTGGCGCGGCTCCAAGGGCGCGCGCGTGGAGCACGGCCTGGCCCTGGATCTGGGCATGGAGGTGCAGGACTTCGATGCTAGCGCAGGGGAGGGCGGTGCCCATGATTGATTTCCGCCCCGATCTGCCCCGGCGCGGCATGCGTGGACAGGAGCGCCCAAAGCAGAAGTACCCACCGCTGTGGCGCGACGCCACCATGGAAGTGCACATCCACGGCCCGGACGCGCATGGCCGCTACCGCCTCTCCACCTGGGCCTACAACCGCTGCTGCACCCTGCAGCAGTACGGCCCCACGCGCGTGTGCGTGATGAACGACCACGGCTTCCTGGTGCAGGTGGATGTGGAGGGCGACATCCGATGATCCAGAACCGGAGCACCTGGCCCCGCCGCAGCTTTGGCCGCCGGCAGCCATCCGCCGCCCAGGTTGAGGACCGCGAGGACCTTCTGGCGCAGCGCGCGGCCCGCGCCATGGACAGTGCCCGCGCCACTGCCGGCTTGGCATGCACCAGCATCGTGGTTATGGGTGCAGCCAGCACGGGCTTGGTCGTGCCCAAGGCCGAGAGCCTGGAATGCGAAGCCTACCGCCGCGCAGTTGCCGCGCTGCCGTGCATCTGGTGCGGCATTTCCGACTTCAGCCAGCACGCCCACCTGAACCTTGGCAAAGGCATGGGCATGAAGACGGATGACCGAACGGGCTTCCCCCTGTGCTGCACGCGCCCCGACATTGAAGGATGCCATGTCGCATATGACCAATACCGCCTTGTTGACGGCGGCCGCGAAGCCCACCGGGACTACGGCCTCGAATGGGGCCGAATCACTCGACACACCATCCTCGAATCTGGCCAATGGCCAGCACGACTTCCCCTCTGGAGTAAAAACGCATGAGCCAAGCCACCACCAGCACCATCCACAAGACAGCCGGCGGAAATCCAGACACGGGCGCGGTCGAGGCCGTGCCCACGCTGACTCAGGTCTATGAGGCGATCCGGCAGCTGCACGAAGCTGGCGAGGAGCCCACGCGCGACCGCATCCACAAGATGACAGGCCTGAACCTCACCACCGTGGACGATCGAATCAAAGTGCTGCGCGGCGAGGGGATGATTGCCGCGGTGAAGCAGTGCTACCGCCCGGTGCACCAGCATGGGCCGGCTCGGGATGTGGTCATCGTGCATCTGAACGATGGTCGGACAATGGTGGAAATAGGAGAGCACGTGCTCCACCTCGTGCGGCCAGAAGCGGCGCGGCTAGGGCAGGGGTTGGCGGGTATAGCCCTCGAGCACACGGCACTAGCCCGCGTTTCTGAGCTCAACGATCAACTGTTAGAGGAAGTGGCTAAGCGCAGAGCACTGGAGCGAGAGGTCCGAGCGATGAAAGCACGAAGTCATATCAACTCCTTACAAGGGGATCTTCTTTCGCAGAGTGGTCTGGCCAATCTTTGACAGACTTGGTATGGGCCGCGCGACGCTGCAGAGCGTGTTTCTTCCAGCTACAGACACGTCGTAGGGCTGGCGCTCAACTTTTGTGAGACTATCATTTCCTGAAGGCTAAAAGTTGCCACAGATGGGGCGAAGAGTATAGTCGTACTTTCGGATGACTAGGAATTTCCATGGATTCAACTATGGCTTGAAGAAATCAATACTTATTGTTACACTGGGTGGAGTGATTAACTAATTTCGATTACGATGAATCAATTAGCAGTTCCACCAATGATTAGTTTGATGAAATATTCCGATGAAATCTCGGCTATTGATTTGAAATGTCCGAACGGTTTTGCTAAATCAATTAATTGCAAAAGCTATAGATTTGTCATAAACCCCATGTCGAATGATTGCTTCGTTCCGCAAGCAAAGAAGCAGCCTAGGAGGGTTCAGAATGAATCAGATTTGAAGAAAAAATGTGAACTCTGGGGGTTGTCTATGTTTGATAGCATACAAAATGCAGAGAAAAAATATAATTCTCTTAAAAAAAGCTTGAAAAATATCAATAAAACCTTGGGTGATCATATTGCTGAAGGCTTTGTTACTCCCGCTTCGGGCGTTTGTACTCCAGTGTCGTCGAGTGGCCATTTTGATGTTTACGAGTATTCATCTAATGATTTCAGAGCGTCCTTCTCCATTGTTAAGGCGTTGTGAAAATGATTAAAATAAATGGCAAGGATTTGAATAGGAATCAATTTCCTGAATATACTTGGAATGCTGATCTAGTTTATTACGACGGGCCGTTGATAAGTTTATATCGGAGAAATGATGGGCCTGATGCATTATTTTTCTGGGTGGATTCAAATAAGACTCATAACAGATGGGCGGTTGTGGAAATTGATCGTGCAGATCTGCAGGGTTATTTGAAGGAGCGTACTGCTCTCTTGGATATTCTTAATAAAAATAGCCAAATATACTTCTTTGATACCAGCGCTAATGGACGTAGAACTAAGTACTATCAAGTCTCATTAGCAAATTTTCCTTTAAGCTATCGCCCAGAAAAAGAATCGTTTTTATACAACGACATTTGCACTGAGGAGGCAAAAAATCTACTGCTAGATAACATGATTACCTATGATTTGGTTCTGGGTGGTGATGATATCTATGTCGATGATTTGGCGATTATTCCAAAGACGTTCCAGCAGTTGTACTCTTTTCACTATGGCTTGAGTCATCTTGATCGGGAAGCTATAAGAAATAAACTCACTCAGAGCTTGTCAAAATGGACGGGTGGATTTACTGCTGTGCATTTATTTAGTGGATTGAAGAACTTAATTCCTTCGATTCATAAGGCAAGAGTTAAAGAGTTAAAATATGCATCTCCAGGGTTCATTAAAATGAATCTGATTGATGAGATTGCACAAGAAATATCCGTTGTCTTTGATAATTATTTAAATAATCAAGAAGCCACTGAAAAATTGTACAAGAAAGTCTATAAGTACTTCAAAGATCAAGGTATCTCTGGGTTTGATGAAGATAATCCAGAGCGGGAAGTTGTAATTTCCGTCATGCAGGAGCAATCAATTAATGGTTATCTAAGCGATTTTTTGGATTTGCTCGGAATCTCAAATTATCGAGATAACTTCGGATCACTGGAGGTCAATTCTCTTGGCCAGATTCGATCTATTTTGGCCTACTACAGAAGATTGAAGATATTGGGTAAATATATCGAGTCAGGAACTCTTAAAATACCGCCTCTGTAGTACGTTCTGCAGCCTCGATATCACTGTTGAATGCTAATGTGATAGATGCATTTTCTATATTTACAGCTCAATCGCCGGATCGTCCTGTTAAAGAAATTTCGAAAATAGCAATAGCTTTATTCATGTAATCAATCATTTATTGATTGATTTCAAGCTTCGGGCTTTAGAAGCTAAGCTCTATCGCCCTTTACTCTTTTGTCCTGTTATCTGAAGATGAAGACCTGAAGACCCTCGTTGGGGCTTTTGCGCCCCTTCTAGGGTTCGACTATGCAGAGCTATCCCGGAACACTCCGGTCATGGCCCACCGTCCTGCCGGCAAGTCCGAGCCTCCAAAAAAACCTGTCCCCAAGAAGCCTGCTGCCGTGAAGAAGGCCGCAGGCTCTGCCGTTCCTGCGAAGCGCCCAGCGGCCAAGAAGCCCGCTCGCAGGGGGCCGCCGGCCAAGACCCACAATGCCCAGGCCCTGACTCCGAAGCAGCAGCGTTTCGTGGAGGAGTACCTGGTGGACCTCAACGGAGCCCAGGCCGCCGTCCGCGCCGGTTACAGCGTCCACACGGCCAAACAGATTGCTACGGAAAACCTAGCAAAACCTTACCTGCAGGCGGCCATCGCGGAGGAAAGGAAGCTGCAACAGGAGCGCACCCAGGTGAGTGCAGACCGCGTGCTCACCGAGGCGCTGAACATCCTGGTTGCCGATCCCCGGGAACTGGTCGAGGTCAAGACCGGCTGCTGCCGCCATTGCTTCGGCGAGGGCAACCGATACCAGCGCACCGTGGGCGAGATGAACGCTGACCGGGAGCTGTGGGCCGTGAAGGGCAACGCACCCGATGAGTTCGATGAACAGGGCGGCATTGGCTTCAACCCTCTGCTGGAGCCCAACCCGGACTGCCCCCAGTGCGGTGGTGATGGCCACTCCCGCGTGGTGACGAAGGACACACGCAGGCTCAGCACACCAGCGCGGGCGCTGTATGCCGGCGCCAAGGAAGGCAAGTACGGCATCGAGGTCATGTTCCACGACAAGGTGGCCATCCTGGAGAAGCTGTTCAAGCACACCGGCCTCTATGAAAAGGACAACGAGCAGAAGAGCGACCCCTTCATGCTCAAGCAGATGACCGATGCAGAGCGGGCGGTGCGGCTGGCGGCTCTGCTCAATGGCGGCCCAGGCGCGGCCATGCTGCTGGCCACGCTCGCGGCGAAGCGGGGTGAGAAATGACCACGCTCGCGCTGACCACGGCCGACATCCTGGATCTGCTCAAGGGACTGGACGCGGACACGCGCGCGGAGCTGGACTCCCTGCTGCTGTCTGGCGATGCGCCTATCTGGGTGCCGCAGCCTGGCCCCCAGACCGTGGCCTTCGAGTCCGACGCCGATATCGTCTTCTATGGTGGCGCGGCCGGCGGCGGCAAGACCGATCTGCTGCTGGGCCTGCCGCTGACCAGGCAAAAGCACAGCATCATCTTTCGGCGCCAGTCCGTGCAGCTGACCGGCATCGAGGAGCGCATGACCTCGATTCTGGGCACTCGCGATGGCTACAACAGCCAGGACGGCATCTGGCGGCTGCCTCAGGGCAAGGTCCTGGAGCTGGGCAGCGTAAAGGAACCGGGCGACTGGATCAAGTACCAGGGCCGCGCGCATGACTTCAAGGGCTTCGATGAGATCACCCACTTCACTGAACTGCAGTTCCGATCCCTGATCGGCTGGCTGCGCACCGATGACCCGACCATCCGCCAGCGCGTGGTGTGCGCGGGCAATCCGCCTACCGAGCCCGAAGGCGAGTGGGTCAAGCGCTTCTGGGCGCCGTGGCTGGAGCCTTCGCACCCGAACCCGGCAAAGCCGGGCGAACTGCGCTGGTTCGTGACCAATGAGAAGGGCGAGGACCAGGAGGTGCCTGGCCCTGAGCCCGTGATGGTCGGCCCGGACCTGATGACGCCCAAGAGCCGGACCTTCATCCCCTCCAGCGTCAACGACAACCTGTTTCTGCTGTCCACGGGCTACAAGGCCACGCTGCAGTCGCTGCCCGAGCCGTTGCGCAGCAAGATGCTGAACGGCGACTTCAACGCGGGCAGCGCAGACCCGGCCTGGCAGGTGATCCCCACCGAGTGGGTGAAGGCGGCGCAGGCCCGGTGGAAGCCGCGCGAAGCCAAGGGCGGCATGACGGCCCTGGGCCTGGACCCGGCGCGCGGCGGCATCGACAAGACTTCGGCGGCGCGGCGCCATGGCAGTTGGTTCGATGAGCTGGTCAGCGCTCCTGGCGCGGTGACCAAGGACGGGCCGACGGCTGCAGGCTTTGTGGTGCCGCTGGTGCGCGACGGCGCGTGCATCTGCGTGGACAGCATCGGCATCGGCTCCAGCGCCCTGGATTTCATCGTGGGCCTGAACCTGCTGGTGCTCGCGGTCAACGGCTCGGAGACGTCCAACGCCATGACCAAGGCCGGCAATCTGCGCTTCAGGAACCGGCGCGCGGAAATGTACTGGCTGCTGCGCGAGGCCCTGGATCCGACGAACCCCAACCCCATTGCACTGCCGCCTGACCCTGAGCTGCTGGCCGACCTGACAGCCGTTCGCTACAAGGTCGTGACCCTGGGCCGCGTCGCGGCGATCCAGATGCTGTCCAAGGACGACATCCGCAAGGCGCTGGGCCGATCCCCTGACAAGGGTGACGCGGTGGCAATGACCTTTGTCCAGGGCATCCCTGAGCCCGGCAGCAAGCGGCACGAATACGAAGAACCTGAAGAGACCGATTGGAGGCTCAATTGATCAACACCAGCACGATGGACGTGGACTCGCCCGAATCCGAGGGTTCTCTGGACGCCTGGGATGATGATCTGCGCATGGGTGAGGGCGAGGTGTCGCTCCACGAATACACGGAATGGCTGCGCGAGATGGACGAGGAGCCGCCCTGGCGCATCGCGGCCGACAAGGAGATGGACTATGCCGACGGCAAGCAGCTGGACACCGAGCTGCTGAATGCCATGAAAGAGCAGGGCATCCCACCGGCGATCGAGGATCGCATCGGGCCCACGCTTCGCGCGCTCACGGGTTACGAGCAGACCACGCGCACGGACTGGAGGGTCACGGCCAACGGCCAGACGGGCAGCAAGGACGTGGCCGATGCGCTCAACGTCGAACTGAACGAGGCCGAGCGCGAGTCCCATGCCGACGATGCCTGCAGCGATGCCTTCCGGCCTCAGGCCGCCGTGGGATTTGGCTGCGTGGGCGTGCAGCGCGTGAGCGATCCGACACAGTACCGCTACAAATGCGCGGTCGTGCGCCGTAGCGAGGTGCGTTGGGACTGGACGGCGGAAGAGTGGGACCTCAGCGACGCGCGGTATTTCAAGCGGGACAAATGGCTGCATCCCGAGCGCATCGCGCGCGCCTTTCCGCAGGCGCGGGAGCTGATCCTGTCCTGTGGCCGCAATGGAGCCACCTGGTGGCAGCAGGGCTATCCGGGCCGGCTGGCGAACCAGGGCGGCAGTTCCACGGGCCTGACCAATGCGGGCCAGGAGGCGCGCGGCTGGACAGTGGAGGAGGCGCGCTGGTACGACCGCACCAACAAGCAGCTGTGCCTGTCCGAGCTTTGGTACCGGCGCTGGGTGGAAGTGGTGCTGATCGAGTCGCCAGACGGCCGCGTGGTCGAGTACGACGCGGGAAATCACGCCCATAACTACGGCCTGGCCACGGGCATGACCAAGGCATTCAAGGCCATCGTGGCGAAAGTGCGCCGCAGCTACTGGCTCGGGCCGCACAAGCTGCACGACAGCCCCTCGCCATACCCGCACAGCCATTTCCCCTACGTGATCTTCTGGGGCTTCCGTGAGGATTCCACGCGCGTGCCCTATGGCTACGTGCGCGGGCTGATCTATCAGCAGGACAGCTTGAACAGCGGCACGGCGCTCATGCGCTGGGGCCTGTCCGCCTACCGGGTCGAGAATACAAAGGGCGCGACACAGATGCCGGACGCGGTCCTGCGGCGCACCATCGGCCGCCGCAACGCCCATGTGGTGCTGGACCAGGAGCACATGGCAAAGCCTGGCGCGCGCTTCGAGGTCAAGCGAGACGTGCAGCTCACCGAGCAGCAGCACCAGCTCATGAACGACTGCCGCGCGGTCTTCGAGCAGCTGTCCGCGGCGCCGGCTGCCTTCACGGGCCAGCGCGGCAACGCGACCAGCGGTCTGCAGGAGCGCACGCAGCTGGAGCAGGCCAACCAGGCGCTGGGCGAGATCATGGGCAACTTCCGCCGCGCGCGCACGCTGATGGGCGAGATGCTGCTGGCCATGATCGTCCAGGACCTGGGCGATAAGGAGAAGACGGTGATCATCGAGGGCGATGCCGTCACCGAGGACCGGTCGGTGGTGCTCAACAAGATCGAGACCGACCCGGCCGGCTACACCTACCTGAGCAACGATGTGCAGCGCACCCTGTTGAAGGTCCAGCTCGAGGACGTGCCCAGCACGCCCGGCTATCGGTCCCAGCAGCTGTATGCAATGCAGGAGGTCATCAAGACCATGCCGCCTCAGTTCCAGCAGGCCGCCATGCCCTACATGGTTGCGCTTATGGACACGCCTTATAAGCGCGAGATCATCGAGGCCCTGCGCGCGGCTGGATCCCAGGAGAGCCCGGAGCAGGTTGAAAAGCGCATCCAGCAGGAAGTCCAGGCCGCGCTGTCCAAGGCGGGGCACGACCTCAAGGCGCGCGAGCTGGAGATGAAGGAGCGCCTGACGGACGCCCAGATCAAGAAGGTGATGGCCGATGCCGTGCAGGTGGGCGTGCAGGCTGCCTTCTCGGCCATGCAGGGTGGGGCACAGGTCGCCACGAACCCGGCCATCGCGCCAATTGCCGATGCCATCATGGCCGGGGCGGGCTACCAGAAGCCCAATCCGGGCGGCGACGATCCGGACTTCCCGGTGCCTGGCGCGGCGGCCGGTAGTCCGGCGCCGCAGTCGGGTGGGCCTGGCGCGGCCGGCGAGATCGACCAGGTGCGCGAGAACACCAGCCCTGCATTCCCGCCCATCCCACAGGAGCCGTCGCGCGGCATGCAGGGCATCGAAACCGCCTCACCCGACGACAACCTGCCGCAGGGCGGCTGATCCCTTTGGCTTCGGCCAGCGCCGCCTTCGGGCGGCGTTTTCATTCCCGCTCTGTCTAGGGTTGGCCTTTCCTTCCCCGCTTTTTGACACTGCTTCCAAGCCGGAGCGCATGTCGCTGTGGCGATGACTGCGGCGCTTCGGCGCTGCGGATTCAAGAGCAGATGGCGCGGCGCCCAGGCGCTGCTCCGGATTGCTGGCCCATGCGGCCACGGCGATATGTGGCGGGACAGGCATGACGACATCACAACAGGATTCTTTTGAAAGCGCGGGCGGCGAATTGTCGGCCGATCAGTTGACCCAGATGCTCAACGCTGGGTTGCATGGCGATACCTCGGCTGTGTCCGAGGAACCCGGCGGCGCGCCAGCGACCGCCACTGATCCGGCAAGCACTCCTGCTGCACCCGCTGTGGAAGCGGTAGCGAAGCCCGGGGGCGATGCTGCACCGGCCGAGCCAGACCCGGCAAATGCCGTGGTGCTGGCCAAGGATGGCAAGCACACTATCCCCTACGAGAAGTTGGAACAGGCACGCCAGGGCGAACAGCGCTGGAAGTCTGAGGCCGAGCGCGAGACCGCCCGTGCCGCCGCAGCCGAGGCCGCCCTGGCCGAGCTGCAGGCGCAGGCGGGGCAACGCGCTGCCGATGGCAAGGCCCCGACCGAGACGGATAAGCTGGCAGCGCAGGCAGGCGCGGCCATCGAGGCTGGCGCGGATCCGGAGCTGTTCGGCGACTACTCGGAAGAAGGGCTGCGCGCCGGCCTGCTGAAGCTGCACGCGGCCACCCGCGAGCAGCTGAAGGCAGAGCTGAAGGCGGAACTGCAGGCAGAAGTCGAGCGCGAGCTGGCTCCGCTGCGTCAGCACCGCCATGCCTCGGCCCATGAAGTGCACACGAACGCCATCTACACGGCACACCCCGACGTGGATTCCATCGCCCAGAGCGCGGAGTTTGATGCGTGGCTCAAGGCCATGCCCAGCTATGCGCAAAGCGCCGCTCGCGGCGTGCTGGACGGTGGCACCACCGAGCAGGTGATCGAGCTCTTCAAGGACTACAAGGCCGCCGCCGCTGCCGCCTCGCCCGCTCCAAAGGATCCCCCGAACGACCCGGCCAAGGCCGCCAAGGAAAAGCTGGCGGCCCTCGCAGTGCCCGTACCCAACAGCCTCTCGGACATCCCGGGCGGCCGTCCGGGTGGCGGGTCGCTGTTCGAACGGCTGGATTCGCTCGAAGGCATGGAGCTCTTCAACGCGATGGCCGACCTCACGGACGAGCAGCGCGAAGGGTTCCTCAACCGAAAAACCTGAACTGAGCGAGGACTGACATGACCAAGACCGCGATGTCGGCCAGCGACAAGCAAAAGCTGGTGCAACAAGCCGTTGGCGTTTTCACTGCGACGCAGAAGCGCCACTCCAACATCAACCGCCTAACGGGTAAGTTCCCGAAGATCGATACAGCCGCCAGCTCGATTGCCAACCAAACGAGCAACACCATGCCCATCGTCCAGACCATGGACATGGGCAAGGGCAAGGGCGACGAATTGAAGTTCAACTTCGTCAACCCCGTGGGCGGCATCCCCATCATGGGCGGCGAGTACGCTGCTGGTCGCGGTGAGGGCGTGAGCCTGTCCGAGGACCGCCTGCGTGTGAACCAGGCCCGCTTCCCGCTGGACCTGGGCGGCGTGATGGACGAAGTGCGCAGCCCCGTGGATATCTACCGCCTGGCCAAGCCGCTGCTGCAAAGCGCCATGGACAACTACGAGGATCAGTTGTCGCTGGTGCACATGGCCGGCGCGCGCGGCTTCGAAGACAACATCACTTGGCGCATCCCCCTCGCGGCGGATCCACGCTTCAACAAGGTGGTGGTGAACCGCGTGAAGGCTCCGACCAAGAACCGCCACTTCATCGTGGACGGGGATTCGGTCCAGCGCTTCAAGGTGAATGGCGGCGAGGTGGACCTGACCACGGCCGACATCATGAAGATGTCCAACGTGGATGCCATCCGCAGCTTCCTCGGCCAGATGGTGCTGCCGCCGCCGCCCGTGGAGTTCGACGGCGACGAGATGGCCAAGGACAGCCCGTTCCGTGTTCTGCTGGTGTCGGATGCCCAGTACGAGAAGTTCGCCACCGACCCGAACTTCCGCAACTACCAAGCCCAGGCTCTGGCCCGCGCCCGCAACGCCAAGGATCACCCGCTGTTCCGCAACCCCGAAGTTGCGCTGTGGAGCGGTGTGCTCATCGTCAAGATGCCCAAGCCCATCCGCTTCTTCGCGGGCGACGAGATCAAGTACTGCACCCAGTTCGACAGCGAGACCGAGGCCGGCGTGATCGTGCCCCAGTCGTTCGGCGAGACCTTCGCAGTGGATCGCGCCATCCTGCTGGGCGGCCAGGCCCTGGCCAAGGGCTACGCCAAGAGCCGTCACAACGGACTGCCGTACTTCTGGAAGGAGCAGGACGACGACTTCGAGGACAAGCTCGAAGCGATGATCGGCGGCATCCTGGGCGCCTCCAAGATCCGCTTCGCCGTGAACATGGGTGATCGGGTCGAGTTCACCGACCACGGCGCCACCGTGATCGACACCGTGGTGCCGATCTTCGGTCGCAGCCTGTAAGGCCTGGGGCAGGGAGCGCGGCTCCCTGTCTCACTTCCTGAACTTCCAAAGGAGCCAATCATGGCAAAGATCAAAATCCTCGGCGCCGACCGCAATCAGTTCGGCGGCGCCCGTCCCTATGGGAACATCACCACCATCCGCAGCGTGCTGGAAACGGGCGCCACGGGAATCCCGGTGCGCTCCAACGCCATCGCGGCGCTGGCCGTCAACGATGTCGTGCAGATCAACACGCTGCAGCCCGGCTTCCTAGTCGAGGCGGTTTCGCTGATCGTGTCCAACGGCTTCGGCGCGGGCGTCACAGCCTCGCTGGGCTTCGAGTACACCGACGGCGTGGACCGTCCCGAGCTGCCCCAGGCCGCCAACTACTTCGGCGCCGGCATCGACCTGGCCGCTGTTGCCAACCTGCGCCTGAACTTGACCAAGAAGCTGGCCAAGTTCCCTGCAGGCGTGACGCTGCTGCTGACCATCACCGGCGCGGCCGTGGCCGAGGCTGGCTACCTGGATCTCATCGTCCACGGCGAAGGCCTGGGCGCGGACTGACCCCGCCGCGCGGCCAAAAGGGGCGGCGACGCCTCTTTCCGCGCTGGCATGAACCGCTGAGGCTCATGATGAATCAAGAAACCAAAGTCGCGGTCCAGTACATCGGGCGCCGCCCCTCGTACATCGACCGCCTGTATGGCACCGGCCTGTCGTTCGACGCAGAGCAGGTGCGCGGCCTGCCCGCATCCATCGCCAAGAACTTCCTGCGCCATGGCGACCTGTTCCAGCGCGCGGCCGTGGTCGAGCAGGCCGTCGCTGGCCAGGGCGAGCCGCAGGCCCCCAGCACGCCGCTGGACGATACGGCTGCACAGCTTGCCGAGGCACAGCGCCTGCAGGACGAGCAGCGCGCCAAGGATTTGCGCCGGCAGGAGCTGCTGGACCAGGTCTCGAACATGGACAAGGAAGGGCTGCAGGTGTTCGCCAAGGACACCTACAACCAGGTGGTGCCCAAGACCATGACCCTGGAGAACATGCGCGCCAAGGTGTTCGCCTTCATTGACGAGTACGGCGCGGTATGAACGTTCAGCAGCTGGTGGAACAGTTCCGGGTGGACTCCCTCGACCGGGAGCAACCTTATCTGTGGGGCGAGCCAGAGGTGCTGGGCTGGCTCAATGAAGCCCAGGCCGAAGCTGCGGTGCGTGGCCGCCTGCTGCTGGACGACTCGACGCCTGCCGTGTGCGAAATCGCCGTCGCGGCCGGCGCGGCCAGCCATCAACTGCACCCCAAGGTCTACGAGATATCGCATCTGCGGTTCGTGAGCGCGGCGACATCGCACGCGCGCGGGCTGGACCTCGTGTCGCGCGAATTCCTGGATTCCAAACATCCGCGGTGGCGCGATCTCGGGTCCGGCGAGCCTCGCTTCGCCATCCAGACCGAGACGCGGCTGCGCCTGGTGCCTGCGCCGCGCGAGGCGGGGACGCTGCGACTGGAGGCCTATCGGCTGCCGCTTAAGCAGCTCACCAATTGCAACGACAAACCCGAGATTCACGAGGCTCACCACGCCTATCTCGTGCACTGGGCGCTGCATCGCGCTTTCGGTTTGCCGGACTCCGATGGCTTCGATCCCTCCCGCTCCGGCGCCGCGCTGGGTGAATTCGAAGCCTACTTCGGCGCCCGCCCCGACGCCGATCTGCGCCGTGCGACCCGTCATGACGAGCCCCAGGTGACCGTGGTCCATACCCTGTGAGAGCAGGAGGAGAAGAGCATGCGAGGATTCGATCCCGAGAAAATGAAGCAGGCCAGGGCTGAAGCGCTGGCCAACCAGCCGCGCCTGGGGTTCCGACCGCGCGGTAGCGGTGGGCAGCAGGAGGGGATTCAGCCAGGGCCCGGCCTCGGCTTCGGCCCCACATCGGTATTGGAGGCGCGAAAGGCCCAGGCCCAAAACCAGGCCCCCGACTCCATCCCGGGCATGTTCAAGCCTGGGGAGTTCGTGCTGCCCCCCGATACCGTGCACGCCATGGGTGGCGCTGATGCGCTGAAGGCCGTGGTCGATGCCACGCACACCCCCGTGTCCACCGAGCCCGTGATCCCTCGCGGATTCAAGCCAAAGGTGTTCTTTGACAATGGCAAGCGGCCAGAAGACCAGATCCCTGTGGGTGGCTATCCCAAGGCGCCGGCCGCTGACGGATCCCAGGACAACCCGATGAATTCTGAGCTGGGGCGCAATGTGACCAACACCTTGGGCGCCTTGCCTGGTGCTGCTGGCCTACCGGGTGCGGTCTCGCGCGTGGCGGGTGCCGGCGCAAATGCGCTGTCCGGTGCTGGCCAGGCGGCAGGGCTCGCCGGGCGC